GTTAGATGTTCTGTTAATATCTGCCATGATAAATCTCCTTTTTATTTACTTTTTGTTAAGCTCTGCGTTGAACCAGTCTGCGAACTGGTCACGTGTTTTGGTGCTCGTTGGATGTCTGACTTCTCCGCCGTCTTTCACGTTCGGATAGCCGGGAGCAATGTAAGCCTTCAGCTTTTCAGCCTGGGCTCGGCAAGTTTCCTCATCTTCTCCTGTGATAAGGTCAGCAGGAACGCCAGTTTCCTTTGACACCTTGTCTCTAAGTTCTCGAACCTCGTCAGCCTTCTTGTAAGCGTTCAGTTCCTTCTGCAATGCCTCCGCTCTCTCAGTGGCCTTCTGGAGCTCGGTCTTGTTTGCTTCCTCGAATGCATCGAACTTGTCAGCCTTTTCTTTAAGGCTTTCATAGTCGACATACTTGGCACGCTCTCGCTTGAGCCGCTCTCCGATGATTGCGTCCATCTCTTCCTGCGTGAAGGTCTTGGGTTCAGTCTCCGGCTGTACCGCCGTGGTTTTTTCCTGATTCACAGTTTCGTTCATGTTGTTTTCCTCCTATGAGTTGATCCACGTTTAAGCCACGCGTTGGCATGAAAAAAGCACCTCCTGTGGAAGTGCTTAAATAACAAGTTTATTAAATTGTATTTTATACAAATGGAACTATAGCTTTAACATCTTTTAAAAACTGCTTCGCCTTTTCGATGAATGTGTTATCACAAAGATACTCAATACCGGCCGGCGTGATCTGTGCATTGTCCAAGTCGTTAACAATAATGTCTTTCCCCCATGTTTTGGTGATCACAATTCCTCTGATCAATCCCTCTTCAAGCATGTTCTGCATTATATACAGCCAGTACCGTTCGTTGATCTGGAAGTATGGTCCATTATGCTTCAACATATCTCCGTCTACTTGTTCTCCTGATTTCAACTGAGTGTAAAGATATGCCAGGATTTGGTATACAATCACATGATAGTCGTCTTTTGCCATTATATCTCTCCTATGCAAAAACCCCCCCCGTTACTGAGTGGTGGTTAATCAAGGTCGTCGCCATCGCCGTCTTCTATTTGTCTTGAATAGTTCGCAAAGCTAGTTTTAGCTTCCTCTGGTGCATTATCTGTTAATACATAGTGCCCATCCTTAATATCCCACCATTCATCATTTGTCATCCAAAAAAAATCTGTTCTCTTCATGCCCTACCTCCTGTCATCAATAGTATCAACTCTTTGGTAAAGTCATTAGGATTGTTTTCATGAACAACTAGTACTTCTGGTATCAACTCTTGATACGTTACATTGCCATTTTTATGTTTTAGCTCTCTTACAGAATGCTGTGATATATTCTTTCTCAAAAATTTAATCAATTCCTTGTCGGATAGTTCTTCTTTAAATACATTATAATATGCTTTTCTTGCGAATTCAATACCGTTCGTCCCGTATTTTCTGCCTAGAATATGACCATATTCATGTATAATGATATCCTTAGGTTCCCTAGCAGCAAACTCATTATCCGTAAGAATATTCATGATTGTTGTTTCTCGATCACGTAATGCTTTTGTCTCAATAAGAACCGTTCTACCATTTGATGACAATCCTCCCAACTGACCTTTATCTTCAAAGCTAACAGGGTGTATTGTTAGTTTCCGAGCATCTACCGGATACTTTTGTCTCAATTCACTTAAAGTATCAATCTGTTCGATCAAGAGTTCTTTCTCACCATCAAAAAGGCTAAGATCTGAAATGTTTATACCTTTTCCTTCTGCATATCTGATAATCTCTTTCTTTTCCTCACTGGAAACAATTCTGGCTTTAGTTCCTGACCAGTCATTTTTCCTTAAGACAGCCATCTTTGACTCTCTTCTCTTAACATACGCTGCCCTCTTCTGCGCATTGATCATGCCCTTGTTCTGAGCATAATGCTCTCTGCGCATGGCATTAAGCGCACCTTTCCAGTCTCCTGATTCTGATCTGTCCATCGCCTCATAGTATTCAGCCAGATATTGTTCTGGATCGTAAAAGGCAGCATATTCTTCACCGCCTCTGAAGCTGATCGCATATTCACAGTCACAGTTTGCGTGGATATGTTCTGCATGTCCGTTTCTGAGTGTCTTCTTACTCTGATTCTGCCAGCCTCTGGAAGCCAGCATCCTGCAGAAAGCGCAGGTGTCCCCGCTCGGGATCCAGGCGAACTGAGCCTTGTCTCTAGCCGCATTTTTAAGTGTTGTATCCGCTCCAGCCTGTTTGCTGAGTCTGCTGACTGTCTGCGGGATCATGGTCTCTGACCTCTTTGCTGTTCCCCTGACAGCCTTAGCCGTCTCTGCATATGTTGCTGTCTCTGCCGGCACTGCTGGAGGCACACTGACACCGCTGGCTCTTGCGACTGCATCATACATTTCACATGCGAGAGCCCCTGTTGCTTCCCCATACTTTGTAGCAAGTGCATAAGCAAAGTCTATAACCTCTGCTTCGTGGCCTCCATACCCTCCGATGCGCTCCAGAAACTCTGACATATCGTCAAATGCTTTCCGGTTTATCTTTGCCAGCGTGTCTCTGTACTTGATCCAGACTTTTACCGGAATTGTCATGCTCCAGTCTCCTCAGTGCCTTCCGGCTCTTCAATCTGTTCAAGGCTTCCTAATACTTCAAGGCCTCTCGCTCTCTGCTCCTGTGCTTTGATTCTGCGGATATCAGCCTGCGAAAAGCCGATCATCTCAAGGAATGTATCAGTCTGAGCAAATGCCTGCCTGGCAGATGCGATCTTAATAGCTGCATCTGCTGTAACAGCAACGGACGGCATGGCTGGATTCTTAAAATGAGCAACAACCTCGTTCTCCTCATCCGTCAGCTCGTCTAGCGTGACGTTCCTCGCAATCGCCTGCGCCATGCGTGCAATCATCCGCAGAGCATCGCCATTGCCTGCATTCAGCTGCTCGGCCATAAGCACGAGTGTCTGGGACTGTGCGAGGATAGCGTCCGAACTAGTCGGATTAGCATCATTCACAACACCTGTATCCGTGACTGTCAGACCGGAAGCCGCAGAAAACTGAGTAGCCAGCAGTCTCATCATCTCCACGTGCGGAGTAATTGACCCCTGCGACAGCTGACCAAATGTCGGTTTCTCACCTGTCTCTGGATTCGTTGTCGCCGCCAGAATGTTTCCGATGTACTGCCTAAACTTCTGATTGACTACCGCATCGAACTGTTCGTCCGTTACTCCCATCAGATACTTCTGCGGAGCTGTGGAGAACTCCAGTCCGATGGTAGCGTTTGCGATAGTCCTCACGTAGCCCTGTATAAGCCGCCTAACAGACTCTTTAAGGCGAGAACGACCAAAAGGCTTATTACTGGTTGCGTTCCAGGTCATCGGCTCCATGAGCGGTCTGCCCATCTTGTTGGGGAATGTTTCTGCAATCCATTTGTAATCTGTCCGATGCAGAACGTAAACCGCATCGTCCGTATACAGATTCACAAGAGACGCTCTCCAAGTCTTGTCTGACTCATCCTGTCTCGTGTCTATGATGGCCATGCCGCAGTCAATACGGCCCTTCTCGCCATTCCACAGGGCAGCAGCCGTCTGTGGAGAATGAAATCGAATACGGCAACCAATCTTATCATCTGCGGACAGTGTCGCAAATGCGCTGCCATACTTCAGCTCATCTTTGCAGGCCTTTGTGTATTCGTGAATCAGCCTGTTGCCTTCCATGATTCGTGTCATGGTGGTCGCATCATCGCCATTCGCACCCACAAAGCCGTCAAACATAGACCGAGAAGCAAGCACATCAACTGTCTTTGCTCCCCATTCACAGCCAATCTCAAGACCAGCGATGCCTTCTGGAAGCGCAATGCCAAGATTGACCTCTCGGAGAGCGATATGCCCCTCGTAGTACTTATTTTTCTTAACGTTCTTCGTCAGATGACTGTTGTACACGTCCACCAGACTGCGGAGCTGGCTCTCTGCCTCCTCAGGGAGCCCATCCACTCTCTCAATAGTTAAATAATCATACATGTTAACCAACCCTCATTTTCCTGCTAGGATCTCGTTTAGATGTTCTGGCACCCCAGAGTGCGAGGGCGCATGCTTCGATCGGCGCAGAGTTCGGGCCACCAAATCCCCATCCTCCGCCTATGTTCCTCTTTACTGAATTTATCGCTGAATCGTTCAGATCAGCCTGTGGCTCATACCACGAGACAGTCTGCTCGTTGATTTCGTCCGACAACATACTCACTGCTGCTACCATGTCCTTGGCTGACGGCTTGATTACGGAGCCTTTAGCTCTCCACTTGTCCACAATTCTGTCCACAAGCAGGTCAACGCCATTCCTCCCGTCAATGACCACACAAGCAGCCTTTGTGCTCCGCTCGTTCAGCCAGTCAGCGAGCCATCTGATACCCCTGCCCATTGGCTGACGGTCTATAAGTGATATTCTTGCTCTGCCGTCTACAGGGCACACCGCCCCGCACAGAACGACCTCAGAGCCGTCAGCGGAGAACTTAACACCGTAGGCTGTCTTGCCTTCTGGTTTAAGCTCCTGCGATGCACAAGCCTTCCATGCGGTCTCGTCAATGGCCGCTTCTTCCGTCTGTTTGATGACAGGTGACCACCAGCCGAGACGCTCACGGGCAAAACCGTCTATACTCATGTTTTCAAATTCATTCGCTACAGTTTTTTCTGAAATTCTGTACCCCATTGCCGGATTCGTTTCATAAGCAAGCTCCAGTGCTTTCTCTGGGCTTGATATGTCAGCCATAATATTCTCTGACTGCAACGCCCATTCCATCCACCATGCTTCGCTCTTTTCATTTGAGTGCGCTGTGTTATGCATGCTTCGAAAGACCGTGCCCCTGCACGCAGGCCCCGGAGGCGTACCAAGTAAAACCTGCTGTGGCATCTTCGATACATCACTAATGTCTGATGCAGCAGAGATAACAGGGAGCAATGCCTCCTGCTGGTCTTTCGTTAGCTCCTGCGCCTCATCTATGATAATCACAGAATATGTGCCACCTCGTGCTCCGCTGTTTGTCCTTGTTGAGAACTCTATACAGCCACCGCTTTGTATTTTGCCATTCTCATCTACCCAGTCTTTGAAGTAGATCCCTTCATAGCCTCGAACATGGCTGATATGCCGCACATCGTTTGCGAACTCCGGAAAACGTTCAGGGCTCTCAAACAAATTACACAACTCTTTGAACATCTTATTCGTTGTCGTACTATGATGTGCAGAATACAGCACTTGCCGATGCTCAAAATCTCCCATATAGACCGCATAATATCTGGCAGCATAACTTTTCCCATTCTGCCGTGGTCTCGATATGCCAATTGTGAGCGCAGCAGGAGAGCCGTCTGCATTCCTGGCAAGCATATAAGTCAGCTCATCTTTCTGAGCTTGGTAAAATGTCGCACCACCGTCCTCCTCAAACATTTCTACCACTTCATTGCTAACCGAATACGCATATTCTCCAACCGTGGAAAATGTTGGAGTCTGCCTACCTAGCTTCATGTTTGTTCTTCAGACGGTCGTGCTTTGATATTCTCTTATCGGTCGAATCAGGGAGAGCTTCAATCTCTGCCATGACCTCCATGAGCCTTTTTGAGTTGGATGCCATGTCCCTTCCGCTTTCGCAGTTCTGGATCGTCTCCGCTAATTTGTCTCTTAACGCAATCAGCGTTGCTCTTTTGTCACCGCTTTTTGCCGCTTCAATAAGGTTTGTCACGTTCAAACCTCCTCTCTATTTTTACCGTGATTATATAAAAACAGGTGGAAAAACCAACTTGCTCTGTGCGGCGCTGGACGACAGAGGTCGCCGTACATGGGCTTCGGGGTTCCCTTCCCACCCGCCTGGAGCGCCTTATCATTTACCAATTTCCATCAACAATTTTCGGAAAAACTCGCGCACTGCTACCACTCCCCCTATGCCTACCTTGGTTTTCTGGGCGGATTCTGTTGGACTTGGCAGCGTTGCAGCACCAGTGGGCAGCCTGAAGGTTGCCGGGGTCTTTTGCGACAGCCTCCGGATTTCCATACCCCCC